AGGAGTTGTTCAAACGCACGTTTGGGTGGTTTGGCGTGGCGGCCATAGCTGCTGTTGAGGCTTATAGGGACAGCCTTGACGGTGGAGACGTGCAAGCCGCTATTGTGTACCGTTTGCTCGCGCATGGCAGCCTGCAGATGATGCATCCGCTTATGGCTTTGGGCGTGCATGGATTTGTTAATTTATTGGCGTTTAGTTCCCCTTCTTTATACGGTTATGCGTTGAACGCACCCAGTTTGGCCACAGCTTTGGCTTCTGGTTGGTGCGTCATGCAAAGGGGGCGCGTTTGGTGGAAAAGCGATGGGATGGGGAGGCTTTCTAATGATCATGAAGCTTTCATCCGAGGCGTTACGCCTCCGCTGGACCCACTCATGCGGTTGACAATTTCGAGGAAGCGATTGGGCGTGTCGCCAGTGGGGCCGGCCGCCGTGCTCCGGTTGTTTCCTAGCATTTTGGACATGGCGTCATATTATGCAGGATTGGGCAATAGATGCCATTCTGCTCGTGGACGAGTCGGGCAAGCGACTCCCGCTATCACGGATTATTTGACGATGGGAGAAATACATTCAGCGTTGATGCGTCTGGCGACGGCAGCGTTGCACGACGAAGGTGTCGTGGAGCCGAAGGACTTCGAAGAGTTCGTCAACAAGTTTCCGCCAGCGAAGCGTGAGGCTTATCGGCAGGCACGGATGGTTTATGACGCGGTCGGCACGAGGCCGATCGTGAGGCCTGAGTTGTTCAAAGACTTCAAGGCGCGGGAGTGCGCTTGTTTTTTGAAGCATGAACTGAACGTGGAGCGTCCAGATGTGATTGAAGTCAAGGATGGCTTCGTATGGCGCCGCGTAGCTGGTGTGCCAAGAACTATTTGTCCTCGGTGGCTGCCATTGCAAGCAGCATTGCTTCCTTGGATATTGGACGCTGACGACAAGGTCAAGAGGACTTTGGAGCGGAGGTCTCGTGAGTTGTTTGGGGTCGAAGTTCGGTTCACTTCCGGCCTCACGCCTGAACAGATGGCCGCGAAGTGTTATGCGTTGATGGCTGAATCCGGGGTGGATGTCGTCATAGTCAATGGAGACGACGGCATGTTCACCCATTTGGGCATTGCTTATTATGTCGACGGAGAGCGTTGGGACGCTCATTTTCGAGCGGAACACCATCACGCGATCATTGATTGCTATCAGAAGATGGGGTTTCCCGATGACTTGGTGGAGGCAATGCATATTCTGGTCAAGCGCGAGTTGTCTTGGGGCGACGGGATCAGGGCAACAATAAACAGGAACAATGCGTCAGGCGAGAGCGACACCACTCTTCGTAACGGCTTATGCAATTTCGCCGTGATTTTGTGCTCTATAAAGAACGCCGCGTCGTTCGATGAGTTCTTGGCCAATGCTCTTAAGGTGGGATTCGTGTATACTAAGGAGTCCGCACAGCGAGTGGTGACGGAACCTAAGGGCGATTTTTGCGCTCGCGTTTGGTATTGGACCGATGAGGGCCCAGCCATGGTGTTGAAGCCTGGCCGGTTGATGTCGAAGTCTTGTTGGACGACCATACCGAGCATACCCATTGCTGAAATAGCTGCTGCCAAGGCCGAGGCAGTGGCTCGCGATTTGGTCTGCTTTCCCGAGCTTGCCGCGGTCTATTGGCGAATGTCCGCCGGGGCCAGCCTCAGGGCGCGCGATTGGGTCAGGATGCAGCGGTACAATTACACCGTGCAGCAGACGGCTGTTGGCACTTTGGCTGATCGTGAGGCGTTTTTTATGGAACGCTATGGCATCGAGTATTCGGCGGTCGTCGACGGATTGTTGGAGTGGGAGGCCGCTCATTTGAGAGGAGATGCGGTGTGCCACAATGAGGCATTGAGGGAAGTCGCCATGCGCGACATGGCAGTTCACACGTGTCGTCATGAGTGCGAGCGCTCAGGACGCAAGTTGATAACCGAACATCATTCAGAGAGTTCGGCTGTGGAACGCCAGGCCGCGACAGGCCATTCTGCTTGGTTGCAGGAGAATCTGGGGTGGATCATGCACATGTTGAACGGCAACATACGCCAGGGAGTTTTGATTCTGGTTTGTTTTAGCTTGCTTGTAACCGGACGATTGGACG